AGTTTATTTTAGCATATTATCAGAAGATTCTCTTGCATGTTTTGATGAAAGAATGGAGTTAATTTAATGTACGCAAAATTAGTTGCAACTGCTAATGTCAATCCATGTTTGTTAATACGAGATATAGTTCGTTTATGCACTTCTGATACGCCTAATACAACTTTAATTAGTGGATTTTCAAATACATCTAGTGTAGTAATCGATCCTACTCCTGCTGGTTGGACGTATGTCTATAGCACAGCAGATACTACAACATTACAGCCTGCATCGAATGCTACTATTAATAATACTACTGCTTATGAGTGGTGGGCTATGAGTGCTCCATGCTTAGGTCCATTATCAGGTAATGCTACATTAAAGTATGCAAAACTTACAACTGTTGGTGCAGGAACGGCTAATAGTATTGCAACAAATACGTTATCTGGTTTTGCATTGACTGGAGCAGCAAATATACAAACATCTTCAGTAACAAATGAAGGCACTAGAAGAGGCGCAAATAGCACATCAGCAGCCAGTTTTCCATTATATGCGTGGGGATCTGCAACATATCATTTAATTGCCACTCCTAGACATGTAACGTTAATTAGAGAAGGTTATAATTATCAAGGAGTTTGGGAATATGCATTCACAGATGTCCATTCATTTTATACCACATCTTCTCCTTTTTTACAAATAAATCATGGTGGAGAAAACGGATCTAATAACACAACATCCGCTGCAAATACTGGACCAGCAGATCCAGTATACACGACCACTACGGCATTTAATACGCAATCTAACATTAGTAATTTAAATACGCAAAATTTCGGTTCTTATACATCATGTTTATTTAATGTTACGGTTCCTAGTACAGGTGTTTCGTATGGTTCATTATCATTAGGTATCATGCAAAATATGTCAATGCTAACAGCCAATAATCTATTAGCTTTTCAGCCATATCTTTTTAATTATGGAAGATTATCTTCGGTTAATAGTACAGGTGCAACTCGAAATCTTTTAAATCCTATTTTTATAAATGGAGGTTCAATAGGTCATCCTACTTTAGACGTTTCTACTACATCTAAGATTTATAACGTTAAAGCAGGAATAGCTTCTACTGGTGATAATATTGATATTAATGGTACTACATACACATTTTTTAATTCTGGCACCTCATCTAATAATGGTCTTGCTTTAGTTATGACGACGAGTTAATTACATGGCAACTATAGCAACAAACACAATAGACGCAACTTTAGTTTCTACTATATTTCCTGTGCAATTAATCGTTATATTTCTTGCACCTTATGTGCCAGATTGTTTAATTAATCGTGGATTAAGTGCGCCAGAAGATGAAGTCGTAATAGGATCTTAGACATATAAATACTCTATAAATCTCGGAGAAATCGATGGCTATTCCAACTACTCGTGCTGCATTTAAAGAATATTGTCTAAGACGACTAGGCAAACCTGTCATCGAAATCAACGTCGATGAAGATCAGGTAGAAGATCGTATTGACGATGCTTTGCGTTATTATTGGGATTATCATTTCGATGGCGCTGAGAAAGTTTATTATAAGCACGCTGTAACATCAACCGATAGAACCAATAAGTATATTACTCTTCCAGAAAATATTATTGGTGCAGTTAGTATATTTTCAATAGCTGATCCATCTATTCGTTCTGATGATCTTTTTAATATTCGTTATCAGATTGCTTTAAATGACTTATACACACTAACTTCAGTATCAATGCTTCCATACTATATGGTAATGGAAAATCTTGCATTAATTGCTGAGATGCTTGTAGGTAAGCAACCAATTCGATACAACAGACATATGAATAAGTTATATGTCGACATGGATTGGAACACTTTAACGGATGGTGAATTTCTTTTAGTTGAAGCTTATCAGATCGTAGATCCAACTGACTATGTAGATGTTTGGAAAGACCAATGGTTAATGAGATATTCTACTGCTTTAATTAAGCGCCAATGGGGAGCTAACCTAAGTAAGTTTACTGGAATGACTCTTCCGGGCGGAGTTCAGTTTAACGGACAGACTCTTTATAATGAAGCTATTCAAGAAATTGATACGCTGGAACGTGAAATGATTAATTCTTATAGTTTACCTGTACTCGATATGGTGGGCTAACGTGGCAACAAGCGTCTTCTTTAATAATTTTGGTTCAAGTCAAGAACAAAGCTTAATCGAAGATCTTGTTATAGAGTCAATTCGAATCTATGGGCATGACTGTTTTTATCTTCCAAGATCATTAAAGAATGAAGATAAGATCTATGGTGAAGATTCAATCTCTGAATACAATGAACAGTTCATGGTTGAGATGTATATTAAGAATGTTATGGGCTTTAAAGGTGAAGGCGATTTCTTGTCAAAGTTCAATTTGCAAGTTCGTGATCAGATGACTTTCACAATTGCAAAGCGAGTATTCTTTGATGAGATTGGAAATGTAAGAGGATTTGATCGTCCACGAGAAGGTGATCTAATTTATTTTCCATTGAACAAGAAAGTTTTTGTAGTTAAATTTGTTGAACATGAGGCAGTATTTTACCAGCTTGGTGCTTTACAGACATATGATTTAGAGTGTGAGCTTTGGGAATACTCAAATGAAATAATGAATACTAGAATTGCCGATATAGATTTACTTCAGAAGAAGTATTCATTTGACATGTCACAATTTGCAATTCTTACTCAAGACTCATTTGTGATAACAGACGAAGATGGATATGATTTAGTACAAGAACAATATAATTTTGTTACACAAGTTGGTTCAAGTTTTGAAGATAATGAAAATCCTGTTAATGAAAATCTTCAATCTGAAGCAGAAGCTGTTATCAATTTTACTGATTCGAATCCATTTTCTGAAGGTAACTATTAATGTTTAATCAGTTCTATCATGGATCACTTAGAAAATACGTTGTTATGTTTGGTACATTATTTAATAGCATCTATATCAATCGCATAAACAGTAGTAATGAAACTGTTCAATCGATGAAAGTTCCATTATCATATGGGCCTAAAGAAAAGTTTCTTGCACGGCTTGAAGGTGATCCAACATTCAATCGTCCAGCAATGGTTCTTCCAAGAATGGCATTTGAAATTACGTCTATTAGTTATGCATCAGATAGAAAATTGAATACTCTTAATAGGAACGTTAAAGTCAATAGCGCAAACACAGTATTATTAGCATATCAATATCAATCAGTGCCATATGATATTGGATTTACTTTATACATAATGGTAAAGAATGTTGATGATGGCACGCGTATCGTAGAACAGATATTACCTTATTTTACACCTGAATGGACTATCACTGCTAATTTAATACCTCAATTAGGTTTAAATGTAGATATTCCAATTATATTAAAAACGATTGGTTCTCAAGATACATATGAAGGTGATTTCATGAATCGCCGGGCTATAGTTTGGACTCTTGATTTTGCAATGAAAGCATACTTGTTTGGACCAACTAAGAAAGGTTCAATCATCAAGACAGTCAATACAAATATCTATGTTGCAAAAACTGAGAATATAGATGATTCTGTAGGTGTAACTGATATTGCATCAAGAATAACTGTAAGGCCCGGTTTACTTGCCAATGGTTCTCCAACATCAAATGCTTCGCTATCAGTTGATATATCGCAAATTGATGCTGATGAGAATTATGGGTTTATTATTGAATTTGATAGTTATGAAGATATAATCCAATGAACTCCGATAAAATTATTGCTGACTCATTAGACATTGCTGCATTTGATGAGCAAGTGGAATACATCCCAAGCTCTGATGATGATTATGATTTTGCTCGAAAGAACATTCGTTCTATTCTCGAAAAAGGTTCTATTGCTTTAGATAAGATGCTTGATGTTGCAGACTTATCTCAGCACCCACGAAGTTATGAAGTAGTCTCAACACTTATTAAATCATTATCCGATTCAAGCAAAGATCTATTAGAGCTTGCTGAGAAAAAGAATCGTATTGAAAAAGGTAAAGATGTTGATGGTAATAAAACCATAAATAATAACTTATACATCTCAACCTCTGAACTATTGAAGTTAATAAAGAATAAATGAGTGAAGCATATCTTGGTAACCCACTTCTAAAGAAATCTAATGTAAAATTTAATTTTACAAAAGAACAAATTGAAGAATACATAAAAGCCTCTGAAGATCCAGAGTACTTTATATTAAATTATTGCTATATTGAAACTCTTGATCATGGTCTGATTAAGTTTGAGCTTTACGATTGTCAGAAGAATAAGATAAAAGTCATTAATGAGAACCGTAAAGTTATCGTTATGGAAGGTCGGCAACAAGGTAAGACTACTACTTCAGTTGCCTATATCTTATGGTATACGGTTTTCCAATCTCATAAGAACGTAGCTATCTTAGCAAATAAAGCCGCAACAGCTCGCGGTATTCTTGCAAGATATCAGTTGATGTATGAGAACTTGCCTAAATGGATGCAACAAGGTGTGGTCAATTGGAATAAAGGCGATATTGAACTTGAGAATGGATCTAAGATCTTTACGGCCGCAACAACTGCGGCAGGTATTCGTTCTCAATCAGTTAACTTATTGTATATTGACGAAGCAGCAATTATTCCAAATAATGTAGCTGAACAGTTCTTTACTTCTGTATATCCTGTAGTTTCTGCTGGTCAGACTACAAAGATCATCATTACTTCTACACCATATGGATATAATCATTTCTGGAAATTCTGGAATGATGCACAGAATAATCGTAATGACTTTGTGCCATTGTTTATTCCATACCACGAGATTCCCGGTAGAGATGATAAATGGCTTGAAGAACAAAAGAGACAGTTAGGTGAACTCAAGTTCAATCAAGAAGTTCTTTGTAACTTCCTTGGGTCATCTGCAACTCTTATTGGTTCTGATGCTATTGCTAAGATGTCAATTATTGATCCTATTCATAGTTATGATGGTCTCGATATATTCTTAGAACCAGAACCACATGCGGTTTATGTCATGACCGTCGATACTGCAAAAGGAGTTGGGGGTGACTTCTCTGCGTTCACGGTCGTTGATATATCCACTATTCCATATAGAATTGCTGCTAAATATAAGAACAACGCAATTAGCCCATTGCTTTATCCTAATGTGATTAATGAGGTTGGTAAAAAATATAATGATGCATTCTGTTTAATTGAACTGAATGTAAATGAACAAGTAGCATATATTCTTCATACAGAATTAGAATATGATAACATCTTATTCTCTGTTAAAGAAAAGAGCAGTCAGACAATTACATCTGGATTTGCAAGCAAGAGCATGCGACCAGGAATAGTAATGGATCGTAAAGTAAAAAGAATTGGTTGCCATAACTTAAAATCATTAATAGAAACTGGCAAACTTCTCATCACAGATGCAGACACTATCTCTGAAATTTCAACATTCATTGAAAAAAGAGGTAGCTTTGAAGCTGATGAAGGGTATCATGATGACTTAGTAATGACCTTAGTTATGTTTGCTTGGCTTATAACTACTCGTTATTTTAAAGAAATAAATAGTGTTGATCTTAGAAAAGCATTATATGAAGCTAAGATGAAACAAATCGAAGAAGATATGGTCCCATTTGGTATAATTGATACTGGATTGCCGCCCCCAGCAATAGTGGAAATGAGTGATTTTGATAAATTCTTTTACGATAATGATTAAAATCAAAGAAATATAAATACTAGAACATAGATTAATCACCTTTTCGAGAG